GAACCTTGCTACCTCTAGGAACGCTCGTTGCAATGTCTTAAACGGACGCAATGCAGAGTTACCTCTATTGTCAATCGCATCAGAAGCATCGAAGTCATCTGGGTTGACATATATGATACGTCCTGTTCTGGACGTAATAATATTCTTTAGCCTGGTAAGTGCCATTACTTATACTGCCTTTTGATTATTTATTCTAGATCAAGACTGACCAAATACTCTAGTTGTAAATGCAGAAGAAGAATCTTCAAATCCAATAAGACTAAAGACGTTATTCTGTGTAGCAGTCTCAACTATGAGATTCTCACCAGGTCCAATGACGATAGATGTTAATTTAGCAACTGCGTTAGCAGCATTAGTTACATCTTTAGCGATGTATTCAGTTCCTGCCAAAGCAGTTAAAGCAGTTGTTACACTACTTACTGTTGCAGTCGTACGAGTTCCTGTATTTAACTTAGGAACATCTCTAAATGTATCTGATCCCGCAAAGGCAGCAGATCCAGTTCCTAAAATTACTTTAAGACTTGTTCCAACATAGCTACGAACGTAACCATAAGGACCAGCAGTCTGAGCAGTAACAGTATAAGTTACTCCACTAAATGTAAATCCATCAGTAGAGTTAACCCATGTTCCATCTTTATCATAGATATACAATTCTGTGTAAGTATATGATGAAGATGTGTTTATCAAACGATTTGCTCCACCGTAACCTGAGTTAGCAGCAGTTCCAGTTGTTCCTTCATAAATGTATAACTGACCTGGTAATGCAGTATCCTGTGTAAAGTCATATTGAACATATGCACCACCAGAACCAGCACTTCCACTAGCAGTTCTACCTGTAGTATATTCAGTTCCATCATCAGAGTTACCTGCAGTCCCATCAGGACCCCACTCTCCATTGACAGTTGAAGACAGACTAAAGTCTAAACCTGACATTGATGCATCAGAGACATCAAACTTATAAGTTCTATCTCCAAATACAGTAATGTCTTGACCACCACTACCTGCTACACCATCATTGATGAACAGATTGTATAGTGTACCATTTGTTGAAAGAACAAATTCATTTCCTGCTGCTCCTACACCACCAGTTGATACAGTTCCAGTAGCACCACCACTTGATGTTACGCTATCACCATCGGCAAATTCAGCTCCAGATCCATTAATAGTAGAAGGTCCAACATAAAGAACTACATTACCCTGTCCAATAAGAACACCGTAAAGTAAAGTTGTTGAAGTATTACCACCAGTTCCTTTTGTAAGTGTTTCACCAACGGCAAAAGTTCCTGTAACAGATTCAACTGTTATCTGACGAATAGCAATAGACTTAACATCAATCTCAGTAGTTGGGGGAACATAAAATGATTCAAAGTTAAAACTCTTTTCACCATCTGTTGATGTAAGTTTTGTTCCTGCAAAGAGGTCAGCAGATAATGGTAATGCTGTGTTTAATGTAACCCTATAATTTGTAATTAGGTCACCTGGATGCAACTTATACGTTGATGCATCGAGTGCTAAATCTTGATCATAATCTTTAAGAGCAACATCATATGCTGCTCCAGTTCCATCATTTGCTATATTTAATACTGCACTTGTAGACGAAGTTATCGGTGCAGAATACAATATCGTATTTGTAGTACCTGCTGGTTTCGCTTGTGCTAAGAGTCCTTGGTCTGCCATTTTAATTTAGAATCCTGCGTAAAAGAATTGTTGTAGTCTAGTCTGCCCTACTAAGTTGTTAGCACCGATACCAGCACCGAAGGTAACATCTTCCAGAGCAACGTTTTGAGTTGATAATAATGTAGCATCTGCATCAGGGAACTTAATGCTCCTGTCAGCAGTTATGTTACTAGTATCTATAGTAACTTTAGATTGCTGTCCACCACCATCAGCAGGTTTCTGGAAACCTGAATTAACTAAAAACTTATTCTCTAAAGTTTGAGTTGCTTTTGCAAGAGTAATAACATTAGTCTCACTAGCAGTAGTATTTAGGTCCCCTGTAGGTGGGAATGATAACTCTCTATTAGTTGTGGTGTTAAGATTATCTAAGTTAAAATTTAATTTTTTAGTTATATCTGTATCATCAGCAAGAATCAAGTTTTTAATTGTTTTGTTCTCTAAAATTTGAGTTGCGTCAGTTCCTACGATAGTAACATTTGTATCAGGAATAGATACATTTCTGTTTGCTGTTAGTGCAGAAGCATCAACAGTTGCTTTAAAAGTAGAATCAGCAGTTGCAGCAAACTTAGGACTAACGAAAGTCTTATTTAAAGTAGTTTGTTCTGCTTTAGTATCAAGTAAAGTAGATACTGTTGCCGTTGGTTCAGCAGTTGTAGTTACTGTACCAGCATCAGGTAAGAAATATGATCTACGTGTTCCCGAAGTAATTGACCAGTTAATCTGAAATATTGCTTCTTCAGTATTATCTGTTATAACAAAATTATCCTCGTCAATGAGGATAGTCTTGTTTGTCAAAGTTTGTGTTGTATCAGAACCAACAACTGTTGTTCCATTACCAGAAGTAATAGGAGGAAATGTGAAAATACGTGTAGCCGTTCCAGTTCCTACATTACTTACTTCAAATCTTGCTTTCGGTCCTTGTGCATCTGTCAAAACAAATGCAGAGTCATCAATTTCAAACTGTCCTGTTACCTTAACAGATCCAGATCCTTTTGGTGAGAATACTATGTCAGCGTTATCCGCTACATCATCAACGGCAGCAATATACAAAGATGTACTCGTTGCACTATTGGTGATTCTAGACATATAGAATCCACCATCACCAAACGCAATACCGAGTTGGTCATATGCTGATTGGTATAATCCACTGTCCCTATCAAGGTCAAAGGAGAGACCAGGAGAAGCTTTGGTTCCCTGAGAAACTCCTTTAAATAATTGATTTACTTTTGCTTTTCTGTTGGGTATCAACGGGTCAGATACAACCACTGGGAGAATTGCTTCTCCCGATAAATTAGCATCTGATATTGTCTCTAACTGAGATATTTTTTTAGTTCCCACGGGAAAATCACACTATTGGCTACTTGTCTATTTATAACGAAATCAGTCTGTCATACCTACTTTTGTATCTCCTCGATTTAAAAGTAAACTATAAAGATCACTTGCCTTCTCTAAACTCTCACTATGGAATTTAATCCACCCCTCAACCTCTGACAATAAATCCTCATATACTTCAGTAGAACTGGCATTAGGATCATTGATGTAGTCTCCAAATATTTCATACAGTCGTTCTCTCCTATCTGTACCTACAGGATCAATAAGATCAGGAACTACTCTTAATCTAGTCATTGGATGCTCCATAAAGTTTGGCGATTAATCGCTTAGTACGTTTTTTGAGTTGACGCAAACGAGCAGACGCTAACTTCGATTTGAAGTTACGTCCTTGCTTTCTAGGAGTTTCATGGCTTTTAAGACGCATTAGTCTGCCCCGCTTACCTTATTATTATAAGGTATTTATGCTGAGGTGTCAACTTTTGCGTCTTCTGGAGTATTTTCCATAAACCCTTTCCTGAAATCCTCTACTTGGTCTAAAATCTCCTTGTCTACAGGAGGACCAGATTGTAATACTGGTGATAATAAAGTAACCGCACCATTTGGACTTTTAATTCTCCAAACAGTACGATTCCTTTGTGTCATTGTCAAAAGAAAAGGCAGGTTTGAAACTGCCTCCTCCTCTGTTATGTCTTGAATATCAGTCATAAATTGTAAGTGTGTCTTCGTCTAGGTTTTCATTGAGAGTAGAGACTACCTCTGAAAATCCTTCAGTTCCCTCTGAATCAAATTTGAAGTTTACATCTTGACTGTAACCTTCTTCATCCAGCAAGGTAACCTGCCTTTTTGATAGGTTTACGAATACATGCTCAAGAACTTCAGAAGGTGCTCCTAGAAGTGTGTTCTCTTTTGAGTTAGACATGTTGCCTTTGCTTGTTTACTCTCATATTATAGCAGGGTGCTATGCGGTTGTCAACCTAACAGCGTCTGCCACTGTGACACTAAAAAGATTGTCTGTCACTGGTAAGTTGTAGGATGATCGGGTGGAAGTCAAAGATATTCTATATCCTTTAACATCAGATGGATTAATTACTGTATCCACTCCACCAGAAACAACAGTACGGATACCAGTCAGTTTCTTCGGTGTCGCATTTTCTTCAATATTAATTAGCTGTAATAGGTGTGGTGTTACCATTTCTATGGCATTATCAGCAGTAAATGATAACTCTACCCCACTCATTGTCTGTTGATAGGAAGAGTTTTCAAATAAATGCCCTGTTATCTTAGTAGAAAGGGATGCCACATTGCACTCTGCACCTTGTAATTCAAACTTAGAACCTACTACACTCATGTCAGTATCAGATCCAAATCTAAGAGTATGCTTCTGAGGTGTAGTAGCACCAGCACCCTCAGCACTGAGGAAGAACCCTCCACCAACTTCTATATGACAGTTACCAGTCACCTTCAAATGGTAGTCACCATCAATAGTCCTGACATAAGAACCATTAACCAATTTACAATCATCACCATGAACTTCTTGAGTTAGAGCACCAGCATATGATATATGATCTGCTATCAGTCCACCAATATCACCCTTGTTACCTGTCTTATCATTAATATATTCTGATACAGTTGCATTAATCTCATCTTCAGTAAGACTATTGTACCTATCTTCTGGTAAATCTTTCCTTAACTGATCCCTTATTTGCTTCTCATACAAGTGAGCATCATTAAACGAAACTGACGTATGAGTTGTTCCATTGGATTTTTTAACAATATCACCCTGACGACCAGGAGTTCCAAGGTATAGTTCATATGAACCGTTTATATTATTCTTGGATGATGTGAGGTATGGATCTGCTTCATCAAACATAGTACCATAAACATCCTTTACAGTAGAACAAATACCATATAAAGGATACCAACCAACAGATGAAGAAACGCCCGCAGTTCTATTACAGTTACTACTTGTAAATTTGGTCAGTAGTTTCATCAGTCCAGTCAAATTGGCATTAGCACTCTTAAACAGGTCTGTATTTAATTCGTATATACCACTTCCCTTCTCCCACTCATCAATAATTTTAGTTGCTTCACCAACTCCACTAACAGTTGTCTTAACACTCTTAGTAATATCACCAACTCCAGTTATAATTTTTGCTGCATCTAAAACAATATCAGCAACAACAGTATCAACAGTCTTCTTAACTAAGGCAGGTTTATCTTCTACACCTGCTAAGAACGTATCAAGATAGGTATTGATAGTTGCAAGTGGTGTTGCCTTATAAGTGGCAATGTTAGAATCTAACACACATAATGATGTTAATATTTTAGTAACTTCTGCTTGAATAAGATTATAAGCAGCAAAAGGTAACCCAGTAGAACTTTGAAGAATGTTCTCTACACTGAGATTAGTTGCTAAATTTGCAACTGATTGACGCATTGCAGATATTACTTGAGTAAAGATAACATTTAGATAATCATCTATCTTCTTTGTTAAATCTGCTTTCTTAATATATGAACCAACAACAATATCTAAGTAAGTATCTGTGTCTATCTTAACAAGATTTGCTGAAGTGTTAGCAAGATCCTCTATTAGATAAGACATCTTAAATTCTAAGGTCTTCCAAGGACCACCCACACCATGAGCAGCAGGGATAAGTTTACTTGGAGTGGAAGGTTTAATAGGATTGGTTGTTGAACCTAGTACACCTTTAGATGAACCAATATTTTTAGGTGATCCACTACCACCAACATCACTAAGTTTATTACCTGGTATTGCAACAGCATTATTCAATGACTGTCTTAAAGGTGCAGTTGGATTAACTGTGTTTCTTTCTGCAGGATGAACAGCAGAGGAATTAACAGAAGTTCCACTAACTAAATCTTGATCAGTAAAGGAAAGTGAAGATTGATTCTTAGTAATATCACTTTTCTTTACCCTCATGACACCTAATACCATAGGCATTTGTGCCATCTCTCCATCCATGAAGAATCCTAAAACTATAGCACCTGGTTGTAATTGACCAGAACTTTCCCCCTGTCCATTGTTACCTGCTTGAGAAGTATGTTGTAATACTGTTGCCCAAGGTAACCCAGACGTAGGTAAGTCTGCTATGGTTCCACCGTCAAAGCTCGTGTAGTATCCAAGAACACGAACTTTAACACGACCCAATTCCATAGGGTCTTCATTGTCTTCGACTTCACCAACCCACCAGAAAAACCCATCCTTACCAACGAAGGATGTTCCGTTCTCATTAATAATTCCGTCAACGAGTTGCATTTACACTAGGTTTTTTTATTATTTATTCCCGTAGTGGACTGCCCGTTCTCCATTGTACTGACTTTTTATAAGAAGTTTTTTTCGATAGTCCATATGGGGTAGTATCAGAACGAACCCATAATTCTGTGAACTTCTCCATCTTGTCTGGATGTACTGCTGCAGGATTTTCTGAAACTGCTGCTTTCAATGCCATAAGCTCGATCCATTCTTCATCTGTTAACTCTGAAGTTTCTACTGTTTGGTTCGAGTAGGTCATAGATTCTGAGTATTTAAAGGATGGTTGTCGATCATTA